ACCTTCCAACACCACTTCTTCTAAAAGCATTACCTAACTGTTGTATAGTTGTAGGTTGCCCTAAAGTAATGTTAGGGTCGAAATATGAACCAGGTATTGGAGACACGGGTAAAATACTACCACCAAGTCTTAGTGCAAAGTTAGTCGCGGCAAGTATTGGGTTTGCCGTAACGGTAATAGTAAAATTCGGTTCTATAATTGGTACTACACCTGTTAAAATATTAACAAGGTCTGTACCACTACTAACATTTAGAATGTTTGCTCTTCCTAAAGTATCTTGTCGTATTTGGTCGGCAATTCTTTGTTCAAACTCTCTTCTCAAAGTTTGAGCCCCTAAACGAGCAATAAATGAATCTTGACTTAAAAATCCATTACTTCCACTCGGATCGGGTGATAATAAAATTGATATCGGTGAATACGTTGACGATACAAATGTCGTTGGATATGGTTGATTATTATTACTATTAGTTGTAAGTGGTCTATTTAATGACCCAAAAAATTCAGCACTATCCAACTGAACTTGACTTCCATTTGAAAAAACATTAAGGGGTTTCCACTTTTGAGATTCAGGTAATGATTGGCCAACTATATTAGCGTCTTGGTATCCGTATTCTCCCTCATTGGATTTTGTGTTTAATAATGCTCCCGGATCTGGTACTTGTTCGTATCCACCTTCATTTCCATATTGATTTAATGGAAATAACTTATTTGCAAAAGATGGTTCATCAATTAACTTGTCAGGACTATCCTGTACAGATGTATCCGACTGAATATATTCAGTATTAATAGGCTGTGTTGGTCTGTTTGGAGCCTTAGCGTATGGAGTTAAGTTCCTAACAATAAGTTTCTTTCTAAACCCATCTGAATTTACAAAATCTAACGGACTTGCCATCTATGTTTTTTTATTTATAAATAGGGATATTCTTGTTTTTTATTATCAAAAAGTTGCCATTTGATTGGGACCGAACGCAGATTCCCCTCTATTAATATTAATAATATAGTTCTTAAATGCTTGTTCATTAACTGCCATGTTGAATGTTTTAATTACTTCAGCAATTTGTTCTGGTGTCAAACCAGTTGGAAGATTTTGAAATTTAACATTTACATCTATGTCTCCATCAACTTCAACAGGTTTTTGTGGAGCGGTTGGTGCAGCACCTTGATTGAAGTTTGGGTTCACTCCTGTTTGACCGTCTACGGTAATTGGTCCTGTGTATGACGTTGTAGTTCTAGTTGGTGATACAGTTGTTGTTGCAGATGGTGATGTATTATTATTGGAATTTTTAAATTCCGTTAAGAAATCCTGTGACATCTGTACTGATACGTTTTTAACTTTTTCCAAAACACCCTCTCCTAAATCCGCGAACCTTTGACCTGAACCAGCCATTAATTCTGTCAATATTGCATCTGGAGTATAATTACCTCTACCAATTATATTAACAATGTCGTCCTTCAAATCAGAAAATATAGCTTGCGTTTCATCCCTCGCAGTTTTTGTTGTAAATTCATCATTAATCGTATTGAATGTTTTTTCTGTAAGTCTTCGAACTGTTTCATTCATTTCCTGCATGGTTGGCGCAGTTAAAATTCCTCCTACAACCTTTGCCTTAATTGCCTCTATATTTTTACTCATAATTTCATCTAATCTCAACGATGCCTTTGCGGTATCTTCAAGAGTTTTTGGTTGGTTTTTTTGTACATCAATTAATCTGTTAAAATCCTCTTGTTGTAAATCTGCTAATTGTTTAGCTTCACCGCTTTCTAAGGTAACAGTATATTTTCCATCTTTTTGTAATTTGAGTATGTTTGCCAAATATTGTTTGTCCTCTTCCGTAGCAATTTCAAGACCCGCGGCGTCAACTGCAGATAATCTTTGGTCAAGTTCTGAGGCGGCTAATCCCATTTTTGATAATGATCCTGCGGATAAACCAGCCTCCTTTTCCATCGCCCTCAAGGTTAAAACACCTTGTGGATTAATTTTGAAAGTTTTAGTCTCGGCATCGAACTCTGTAAACTGTTTCGCAACGTCCGCTAAACTATCTTGTAATCCTGAAGGGTCATTAATAGACATGTTCATTAACTGAAAAGGGTCAACTAAATTTCCAGCCGCAACTCCTAATCTTTGAAACCCTGCGGCAACCTCTATCGCTCCATCAGGATCTAAAACTTTTTCAGCCAACGCAAATGTCTCTTTCATTTCGAATCTCAACATTGATGCTTTGGCTGCCATTTTTGTCAAACCTTGAACCCCTCCCTCAAACTGAAATCGATTCATTTGGGACATATTATCGGAGACATCTTTCATTACTGTTCTAGCATTACCACCAATGCTTTGAACATAGTTCATTGAGTCCTCAAGTGCTTCTGGTATTGATTCTATACTCAGACCAACATCCAAGAAACTCTTTGATAAAACATCTGCTCCTAACCCTAACGCTTTCTCAATAGCAAATAACTTTTCAACTTCTTCTGCAGTTGCTATAACATTTCTTCTAGATTCAATTGCAACTTGAGTTATAATTTCAGAAACATCTTTGATGTCACCTCCCAACCGTCTTACATTAGGTGTTGCATCTGTGATAGCAACTTGTATTTCAGAAATCCTCTCTCTTGTTTGAGTAAACGCCTTTAATACTATATTGCTATAGTCTGATAAGGCTTTTTGGGATGCTACAAAATCTATATTTCTTGGGTCTAAACTATCACCTCCTGCGAATGAAAAACTTGATCCTCCACCTGCGGCGGCTCCTGATGCGTCTGTAGTTACTGCCATAATATTGTGTTATATGTATAAATATAAAAGGACTGATTTTTCAGTCCTTTCTATTTAATTCAACCCATTTATCCAAAAGATACTTTCTCACAAACAGTGGCATAATCAAAAAATCAGAATATGAAATGTTCAAAAGTGTTTTGAGATAGTAAAATTCATCTATTTGTCCCTTTCTATAATCAGAAGAAAGGGCGAAAAAAGTCCACCCCAAACCCAACATTGACTGTTAGTTTCTCTCCTGAAGGGGCTATTACTGTTCTTGTTAAGTCTAATCTTGGTTCATTTTCATCCATGAACTTTCTAATGTATTTCGAATCCGCTATGGGCATTTGGTCAATAAATTTAGAAATTTCTGACCTATCTTGTACTCCATTTATTTCAATAATTTGTTTGTTCAATCTCCAAGTAACTTTCGGAGCGACTCTACCTTGTGGGTAAGACTCGACCATTTTTTGAACTTCCATGATTTCACCATAAGTCATAGGTTTCAATTTCACACTTGTTTGAGATTTTGGTAACATGGTTGTAAATGTTCCATCTTCAGAAGGTAATTGACCCTTGATTATATTTAATTCATCTAATCTAACCGTTCCCTTGAATGATTTTTTGGTAATTGGGTCAACCAAATTTAATTCCATCTCTGGACCGAATGCAGTGTTTCTAAGAAAAATTAGAATAGATTCAATATCCCCTTCTAACAAATCTTCGATACGTACATCTGGTTCATAAATTTTTGACCTCAATAAAGTTTGAGTCATGTCATTCCCACCACCCATCAAAATGTTTTCATCGTTAGCAGTGAGATATCCAACTTTTATTGATTTTTTCTTATTCTTGTAGAAGACACCTTGTGAAGGTAAAGGTACAACATCGTGTGGCAACGAAAAGTTGTTTTGAGCGTAATCTCTTGATTGATTTTCCATATAAAAATATAACCGTAAAGTTTATTACTTTACGGTTAAATATAAAAGTGTTTTAATTTTAATAAATAGTATCTTGATAAATTAGTAGACTAACACACATCTGTCCATTCTCAAACTGCAAGTAATATCTGCAAGTGCGTCTGTACTATAACTTAATGAACCAAAGTTAACATCTGTTAAGAATGTTCCATAAAGAATCCACTTTTCTACAACAACTCCGGTTGGGTCAAGCATTTCGAGGTCGATATCTTTCTTATAACCCGCAGCATATCCCATACGACCTGTCACAGATTCAGCGTGTAAACGAACCCACTCCATAAGTGCCTGCGCTGCTGATGGACCAATCGGGTCTCTGAATTTCACACTAATCGGATCCCAGTTGAATCGTCCCGCAACGAATGTTGATGTATTTAGGAATTGTATTTCTGTCGGTGCAATTTTGATTGATGGTCTTGCTGCAGATTCAACAAACCACTCATTTATACCAAGTGATGAAGGAAACCTTAAGATAAAACGGTTCTGTCGTTTTGGTTCATAAGGAATCGGCATTTTCATTAATAAATCAGCCATGTGTTTTTAATTTTTTTGTTTTTGTTATTTTATAGATAAATATATCCGTACTCAAAAATTTTTCTATTTACTTTTTTTTTGAGATCCGTATTTTTAATTTACTTCTTTCTTATAGCCTCCAGCTGTAGAATAAGTTTTAACAATATTATCTGGTTTATTTTTGAAATGCCTTTGCATTACTTCTATATTTTTTGGATCATCGTCACTAAATCCTATTGATAATTTTTCTGGATTAAATTTATTAGCGATATCCTTTTTTAAGAATGCTTTTTTATTAAGTACTGCTGCCATTCCTTTAATATAACTAACAAAATCTTCCATTGCCTCGACTTTGGCTTCTTCAGGATTAACTGCCCCTTTGTCGTCCCCAAAAGATACCGGATGATACTTATTAAGTTCTAAGTAAGATTTGATAAGTTCCTCGTCCGTCATTTCATCTTCACCCACAAAAGACCTATATTTTTTTAGATTTTTTATTAACTCATCTTTATCGATTCCGTTGAAACCTTCTATAATATAGTTATAAATTGCTTCTTTTATAGTGTTCGGATTATGACCTCTCGCAGTTATTATCGCAAATATTGAACCATTATTAATTGCCTCTCTAAAATCATCGAATGCTGGACCTTTTTTTGCCCTTAAGGAGTCCACCAGAAAATCTTTGTCCCCCTCAGTTCTGAAGTTTCTAAACGGAGAATCAGAATATCCAACAATTGTATTACCTTTATATGTGAATGGTTCTTTACCTATTAGATGTCGAAACTCCGCAAAATCATCAGTGGACATACCTATCTCATTACCTCCCTCATCTTTGACCAAAATTTTTGTTGGCATATGAACAATATTATCGTCCCAATCGAACGCATAATATTTGAGGTCCGGAGTACCCTCACTTTTAAATCCTTCTCTTAACTCTTTTCTCATTTGGCTAAAGGGGGGATATTATCCCCCCATATTTAATTTGTTAGATATTTTCGAACGAAGCTCCTGTTGGAGTGATAAAGAACTCGATGTCGATGAATTCTAACGCCTTCGTTGGTTTTAAGTATATCTTACCTGTTAGTGTATTTCTATCTAAGTCTTCAGGTGAAGAAGAAACTGTTACTCTGAAGTCATAAAGACCTCTATCTCTTCTAATTGAATCTAAGATAGGGTTAACACTATCTAAGAATTGTTGTCTAACGATTTGGTCGTTTTGTTCAAACAACAATCTTACCGCTACCGCTGAAATTAACTTTCTTGCTTGAAGTAATAATCTTCTTACGTTCAATCTGTTAAGTGCGGTGTCAGCAACTTGTAGAGTTTTGTTACCCCAAATTACAGTTCCCACGTCAGAGAAAGTTGCGATAGGGTTGATTCTACCTTGATAAAGGGTATCTCTATCTTCTTGAGTCAACTTAACTCTTGCCTTGATTGAATTTACAAGACCTCTTGTGTAACCCGCTGATGCGAACCAAGGGAATGCAATGTTATCTGTTAACGCTAAGTTTCTACAAACTTCTCCTGTTGGAGGTAAGTAGATTTGTGTATTATTAACAGTATCTCTTGTAAGAATCCAAGGATAGTAAGTCGCAGTGTAGTTAGAATCAATTCCTGTGTTATCCAAGTTATCAACCGCCTCTTGAGAGTAAATGATATCCTGAGGATTAGTAGCATCAGGAGTATACATGTTGTAATCAGGAGTAGTAGCGATATAAACTGAATCCGCTCTTGAGAATTGTACCATGTCGATAGTCTCTTCTACAAGATTGGAGTTGTTTACATAATCGATACTTGATGTTGCAAATACGTTGATGTTAGTTGATTCAGGATTTGCGAATGTCAAGATACCAAGTAAGTAAGCGTAGTAGTCAGTGTTTGCAAAATCTTGAGTATTGTTTTGAACTACGATTCTCTTGAATAGACCATCACCAGTTGCGTTTGGATATCTAGTTGATGGGGCGGCTCCTGCCAAGTAACCTGTTGCCCCTAACACGAATGTATCTTGGTTTGTTCTGAACTCTCTATAGATATCCCATCCATCAAATCCACCCGCAAAACACACTGTGTATTTTCTTGAGTAAATAAAGTAGTAAGGATTCTCTTGAGTTTCAGGGTCTCTTGTAAAGTCAGCAACACCACACTCGAATGCAGTTTGACCACTTGTCATAAATGAGTTAGAAATCGTAACAACAGTAGCACCTGAATCCATGTGGAAACCTTTACTCAAATAGTTCCAAGCTTGGCCCTCAACAGGTAATGGTGACTGAATCCAGTTAATTGGATTCTGGGTTCCTTTATATTGTAAGAATGAATCATCAACACCAAATTGACTTGAAAAACCTAAATAACTTCTTCTTACAATATCACCTGAAGATTCAACAACGTCAGTTGGTGCTCCGAAAGGAGGATTGTAAACTACTTCACCAGGGAAATAATATTTTGTTTTGAAAATTGGAACTGGTGAAGGGTTTGTTACAGATGCATATTCTCTTTGAGTGTATCCATAGAAACCACAAGGAATCGCATCCACAGGAGCTTCATCCGCCATTTCAATCATTATGTATCGTGAAATCAGTGCGTACTCACCGTCAGTTGAACCTATTTTCTTAGCAACGAAGTTATTAGACAATGGGTCCATGTTACAGTTTGTAAATTTCTCAATAACAACAGGATTTGCATCAGTGTCAAAGAAATTTCTAACCAACACGTCAAATGTCATGTTATTAAAAGATAGATTAGTGATTGAAACTTTTACCTCAGTGTTTGCCGAGTTACCGTCAGAAATTGATACAAACTTGAATAAGTTATAAACTTTGTTACCTCTCAATTCAGAAACTAAGAATGGTGTACTTGGTGCTTTGTATTGTGTTACGTTGTAAGCGATTGACGTTGGGTCTTCAGTTCTGGCGTCAGGTAACGCAATCAAATCACAATCTAATCCACGAATATATCCTTGATTGTAAGC